GACTCTAAATGAGATTGCGGTAATGAATTCACCTGCACCCGCACCGGTTAAAACACCTACTCGAACTAAACCAGGTACCACCCCTAAAAGAAGAAAAGGAAGTCCTTATAATCCAAAACCGGGACCTAAACCTAACCCTAAAGCGGGAAACACGGATAGTGATATAGAGGACGCTAAACACGAATTACCTTCATGGTTAGACTTTGAGTCTCTTTTTACAAATCATGAAACAAATGCGTAAGATGAGAGAATATACCAAAGGACAAATAGAAAAGATTAAAAAAAATCTCGTAGAGGCCCCCATTAGTTTCGAGGGACCAGAAAGAATGGACCCCAGTCTACAACAAAAAATAGAAAGAGGTGAATTCCCCGGTGCCAAATTACCAGCCTATCCAAAAGTTCCCGAGGAAGGTGTTCCCGACACCTTTGAAGAATTGGTGGCTTCCGAACGATTTAAAGAAGTAATCGACAATGTTAAAAGATATACGGGATTAGAACAACTGAATCCCCAAGGAATGATGCAATTACAAATGTTATTAATGCAGTCAGTCCAACAGATATTCAGAATAGAGGCTGCCCATAAAGAAGAATTAGAAGAGTTAGCGGTACGAATAGTAAAAGAAGAAATGTCTATCCCCGATGGAGCCCTTCAATTCGATGCAGAAATTGTTGGTATGGGTCAAATTGATACTTCGGACATGCAATCTGGAGCGGATGAGCCAGATGAGGCAGATATGAACGCGGAAGAAGAAGCATTTGAAGAATTCGAAGATTTAGATATTGAAAAACAAAAAAGAAGATTTTTAAATCAATTGATTCAAGGAGCTTCCAAAAAGGGTCATTATCTTTTCCATATGGTGGAAGAAGAACTTAATAACATTGACCCTAACCTCATAAACTTATATGGGGTGATGATGTCCATTAACGATTTAGTCTATTGGGTGATGCCTGACCAGACCACGATGATGATGGCTGCGAGTGGTGAAAGTGTAGCGGGCAAAGAAGAAATTGACCCAGATACAGACCCTCCTACGGTTATCGCAAAAGGTATTACATTTCCAGTCTTAGTTCATGAACTCATTAAAGGAGTGATGGAGATATTTGCTACCCAAGGTCTACCAGATGATGAACAACAAGCACGAAAAGTGATAGATTCTGAAGATACTTTAGTGGGTGAAGTTTGGGATTTAAGATTAGGTCCTGTTATATGGGAAAAATTTAGAAATGCTTATCCCGCAGAACTCATGCAAGATGATAAAGCGGAAATACAAAATTATTTATTTACTGAATTTGCTAGTATGGAAGCGACCGAGATGTTCCGATTAGCCAAAAACATCTTGGCAGGTAATGAAGAAGGAACTCAGGAATTAGAAAGAATAGTCAAAGAAATCATAGACGAAATTGCCCAAGAAGATTATGAAGAGGCACTCGGGTCTGATGATGAAGATGAAGGGGATGTTGCTACTACCACCACGGGTGGAGGAGAGATATTGGGGACCTTAGATGTACCTTCGGATACTCCTGAGACAGAAATGTATGTAGACACCATTTTAGACAAAATAGGTAAAAGTGTAATGTCCTCTCTAACCCCTGAAGAATTAGCCTTCTTACGTCGACAATCCTAATACTTTAAGTCTTTATACTATTTATTGGTATGGGACTCACACGACCACAACTCATTCAAGAATACATTAAATGTCATAAAGACACTCCATATGCCTTAAAAACATATTTGGAAACTTACGACAATACACAAAATTGTCATGTTCCCTTCGAACTCTTTCCTGAACAACAAAAAATGGTAGAGGACTTTGAAAATTATGATGATAATATAGTCCTCAAATATCGACAAGCTGGGGTATCAACCGCGACCGCTGCGTGGATATCTAAAAAACTTCAATTTGCGTCTGCCGATAGTCCAGAAAAAATTTTAATATTGGCTAATAAATTAGATACCGCCACAGAAATGGCCAATAAGATTAAAAATTTTCTTAGACAGTGGCCTGATTGGGTTAATTCCGGGTTTGACAAAGATAAAAACTCTCAAAAACATTATAAATTAAATAACGGTTCGGAAGTAAAAGCGGTTGCTACCTCCGTAGATGCCTTAAGGGGGTATACCCCTACCATATTAATATTCGATGAGGCAGCCTATATAGAAGCGGGTAATAATTTATGGGCGGCCTGTATGGCCTCCTTAGCTACAGGAGGTAAAGTAGTGGTTATCTCCACACCTAATGGGTTTGACCCCATTTATTATGAGGTTTATGACCAATCGGTAAGAGAACTCAATAATTTTAAAATTAGTACTTTAAGTTGGTACTATGACCCTAGATTTTCTAAAGACTTAAAATGGGTAAAAGTTAAAGATATTGTTCATTTTTTCCTAAATAGGGAAGAATACGATGAAACCACAATCTTAGACTCACAGAAGAATAAAGATTACGAATCTTTATTGGAAGAGGGTTTTAAACCTTATTCTTTTTGGTTTGAGGAGATGTGTAAAAAATTAAAATTCGATAGAAGAAAAATTTCTCAGGAATTAGAATGTGCATTTTTAGGGTCGGGAGATAATGTAATTCCCAGTGAAACCACAGAGAAAATAAAAGAAACTATATGTGAGCCTATAGAAAAATGGATTGGAAACGGGTTATGGGTATGGAAAGAACCGATAGAAGGTCATAAATATATTATGGGGATAGATGTGTCCCGTGGTGATAGTGAAGATTCCACTGGTTTCGAAATAATCGATTTTGATGAAAGAGAACAAGTGGTAGAATATCTAGGAAAATTACCTCCAGATATTGCAGCAGAATTAGCCTATAAATGGGCTACGAAATATAATTGTTTTGTGGTAATTGACATTACGGGAGGTATGGGCGTAGCCACTTCACGTAAAATGATTGAGTTAGGATTTAAAGATTTGTATTATGATGGAGTTAATGCGACCGAGATGTGGAAATTCAACCCCGATACCAAAGTACCGGGTATTAATTTTAACAACAAAAGAGCTCAAATTGTTCAAGCATTAGAAGAACAATTACGAACTGGATTTAGAGTTTACTCACAACGACTTTTAAATGAATTGAGGACCTTTGTTTATATAAATGGAAGGCCTGACCACATGAAAGGTCACCACGATGATTTAATAATGGGTATGGCGATGGCCCTCTATGTTGCTCAGAATTCATTTACCCAGTTAAAAAAGAATATCTCCCAAGCCAAAGCTATGATTGATAGTTGGACAATGGATGAAAGAAAATTAAGAACTAATAATGGAAAACCTGTTTTTACGCCAGGCCGAGCCAGTGCTCAGGCATTACCCCCAAATTCAAATGACCCTAAGGACTATTTATGGTTATATAGTGGTTTAAAATAAATTATGGCAAATACAAGAAACACATCAACTTTTGGGAGAGGGGGAAGACATAGAAGTGGTAAACTCCTACGACAAGCACTCTATCAAGACGTGTATGCGTGGAAACCCTTTCCTCCAGATTTTCAGGCAAAACCTATTTTTAAAACTAAAACCGTTCAGCCTGTAACCCCTACGGAATGTTGTGAAATATGCGAAGGAAAAACAGTAGATAATTGTGTCACTTATGTCTTGGGTGGGTCTTGTGAACCACCTGTGGTGGCCGCCTATGTAGAATGTGAGTATGTTGAATAATCCATTTACAAGATTAAAAAAAATATTAAATTTATAATTAATTATGGCAGAACCTAAAATGACAATATTTCAACGACTCACCGCGTTATTTGGTGCAGAAGGACCAACAGTGAATCGTCGCACCTACACCGTAGATAAAAAACAGATTCTACGAACTACTTCTCAGGCGGATTATGATAGAACTAAATTAGAACTCCAACAAGGACAATATCTAGCGAATCAATGGCAGAAAATTGAAAGCCAACTTTATTCCCAAGCAGTTTATTATGAACCAACTCGTTTAGCCTCCTATTATGATTATGAATCAATGGAATTTACACCAGAATTATCCGCAGCCTTAGATATAGTAGCCGAAGAATCCTGCACTATTTCCGAAAGAGGATACATGTTAAACATTTATTCTGAATCTAAAAGAATAAAAAGTATACTGGGAGATTTATTTAACAATGTGTTAGATATTGAGACTAATTTACCGATGTGGACTCGTAATACCTGTAAGTATGGTGATAATTTTGTCTATCTTAAAATAGACCCTACTAAGGGAATAGTGGGAGCAAGTCAACTTCCTAATATTGAAATAGAACGAATGGAAAGAGGGATGAAACTCTACCAGCACCAAACCAACGAGGAAGAAAGAGAAGTGAAATTTTTATGGAAAAATAAAACCATGGAATTTAACACATGGGAGATTGCCCATTTTCGTTTATTAGCGGATGACCGTCGTTTACCTTATGGAACGTCGATGTTAGAAAAAGCACGACGTATATGGAAACAATTATTATTGGCGGAAGATGCGATGTTAATCTATAGGACATCGAGAGCTCCAGAAAGACGTGTATTTAAGGTATATGTGGGGAATATGGATGATAAAGATGTGGAAGCGTACGTACAACGAGTGGCCAATAAATTTAAACGGGACCCAATAGTCGATAAGGATACGGGTAATGTAGATTTAAGATATAATCAAATGGCCGTTGACCAAGATTTCTTTATTCCAGTTAGAGATATAAACGCACCTAATCCCATAGACACCTTACCAGGGGCCACTAATCTCGCAGAAATCGCAGATATAGAATATATACAGAAAAAATTACTTGCTGCATTACGAATCCCCAAAGCCTTTTTAGGGTTTGAAGATGTGGTTGGTGAAGGTAAAAATTTAGCTATTCAAGACATTAGATTTGCTCGAAGCATTAATCGGATTCAAAAATCTATGGTTCAAGAACTTAATAAGATTGCAATCATTCATCTTTATCTTTTAGGATTTGAAGATGAACTGGGTAATTTTACCTTAGGTCTTACTAACCCATCCACCCAATCTGAATTATTAAAAATTGAACAGTGGAAAGAAAAAGTAGCACTTTATAGAGAAGTCGTAACCGACCCCGGAAGTGGTATATTACCCGCCTCTGCTACATGGGCTAAGAAGAATGTTCTTGGTTTCTCAGATGAAGAAATTAAATTAGACCTTCAACAACAACGTATTGAAAAAGCAGTCGGTGAAGAATTAAATCAGACCGCTACTATCATTAAGAAAACAGGAATATTTTCTAATATAGATAAACTGTATGGTACTATGAAACCTGATGAAGGAGGAGCGGAAGAAGCTGCCGCCGGTGGAGAAATAGAATCCCCTGCCGACACTGGACTTGAAACTGGGGTAGAAGAAACACCACCCCTAGATTTAGGGGGTGAAGAAGGTGGCGGTGGTGAAGGGGACCTAGAATTGGCATCAGTAGACGAATCTGAGTTACCACTCATTTTAGAAAAATTTGATAATAATAATAAAGTTGATTTAGGACGGGGTAAATCAAATTTAGAAGAAGTCTCAGACCAATTAGAAAGTTTATTAAAAGAGTAGATATTTATTAATCAAACAATATACTATGTTTGGGACCAGTAAAAATAATCTAGATAAAGTTTTAGTTAACACTTTTAACAATAAAAAACTTTTTAAAAAAGCATTCCACGACTTAATGGGGGCTATTAAAGAGAATAAAGAAAGTAGAGAATTCTTTCTACTTTATTCCCAGATTGAAAATAAAAAATTTACTGACAAGAAACTAGCCGAAGAATACCTTACTCAGGTAATAAAAACTTTGAAAGAAAAAAAGAAAGGTCTTTATACTGAAACTTTAGATAAAACATTAAAGAAATTTAAAGACTACCTACCCAAGATTTCTAATCCCATCTACCAAAACTTAGATTTATTAGTATTCAATGAAAGTGTCAATAAGATTGAAGAAAAAATTGGAAGTAAATCGGCAATCATCTCTCATCTTACTAAACCTAAGTCCAAAGTTATTAGTGAAGAACCAGTATCTAATTCTATATTGATTAAACTCGCTACCCGTAAATTTAATGATAAATTCAGTAATCTTTCGGAAAATGACAAAAAACAATTTAGAGACATCTTTATAGAGAAGAAAGAGAGTCTTAAAAAAGAATATAGTAATATGGTGGAATCCACCACCACTAAATTAAATTCTTTAATAGATGAAAGTAAAGATAAAGATTTAGTCTCTAAACTCCAAGAAGTACGTAATAAAATCTCTCAGGGAAATTTTACCCCCACCAAGTTCTTAAAAATTAAAGAATTAAAACAAACATTACTGGGATGAATTTCTTTAAAAATATGTTAAGTAAGGATGGTAAAGTTTCAAGTAAACGATTTGTTACTTTTATATGTCTTCTTTTTATGTTAATAGGGTACACGGCGAATCTTTTTTGGGATTTTACTATAGATGAAAATCTTTTTGCCTCTCTCCAATGGATTGTAATGGCAGGTCTGGGATTCACCGCATCCGAACAATTCTCCCCAACCAACGGCAAAGATACTGACGCCTCTCCTCTCCAACAGGAGTATGATTATGGAGACGAAGACAATTAATTTCTTTTTGACAAACTGTTAAAAAGGCCTTATATTTAAAGATATAAGAATACTTTATGAAAACAGGAAAACAATTTAAATTAAAACTTAACAAAAATTTTCGTACATATTACGGGAGTGTCGATTACAAAAATCCTAAATCTATTTATTTAAATCTTTCTTCATGGTTTACCCCCTTAACAGAATCCGAAAACTGGGATAGGGTTGTGGGTAAATTAAAAAAGAAAATTAAATATAATATTTTGGACACCTCTTCCTCAGAAATTTTTATCGACAACAAGAACATCGTAGATTTAGATATTCGTACTAGTGGAATTAAAAAGGGTAAAAGAAGTTATATGAATTGTGAGATAACCCTATTCCTTAAAAAGGAATCCAACATCAAATCTAAAAAAGTAGTGGAAAATGCGGGAAATGTTTTAAATAAAATTATTGATGACACTTTAACCCACTCTTCCGACTTTCATTTTTATCCTACTAAGAAATAATTACCGAAGTTTTATTAGAGTTTTACTATTTATAGAAAAAGTAAAACATGAAAATATTACAAGCGGGAGAAGAGGGAAAAGGAATTCTTATTGAATATGACGCTGGTCATATTTCTCCATCCGACAATACCCAAGTGATAAAAGAAATGAAAGATAGGTCCATCCAAGAAGGTCCTATCATTTTTCATGCTATCCTTCAAAAATCAGGAGTAGAAAATAGAAATGGTAGAGTATACCCTGAAAATATCCTAAAACGAGAAGTAGATAACTATCAAAAACTAATCCAGATGGGAAGTGCTCTCTCGGAATTAAATCATCCTGAGTCTTCCTTAGTAGATTTAGAAAGAAGTTCACATAGAATTTTAGAAACGTACTGGGAAGATAATATTTTACTGGGAAAGTTAGAAATATTGACTTCTCCAGCTTATCATAAAACAGGAGCTATCTCGTGTGTGGGTGACATCGCCGCCAATCTTTTACGCTATGGGGTAACCTTAGGAATCTCTTCTCGAGGAGTGGGCTCCCTTCAACGAGAAGGAAGTCAAAACGTAGTTCAAGATGATTTTGAACTTATTTGTTTTGATTTAGTTTCGTCCCCTTCCACACCCGGTGCCTATTTATTTAAAGACGCGGCAGATAGAGCTTTATATGATGAAGCTTTAACATATGATGATGACCGAGAAGAACTTACAACTAATGCATTAAGTGGTTCTTTAAATTTAATGAATAAATTAGATAATTTTCTTTCGGGCTACTAATTTTATTTTTTCTGGGACATTTCTTTATAAAATAGAATTTTTCCGTCTTTTCTAATATTTATTAACAAATAAACTTAGCAGAAACTGTTAACAATTAACACACAATGGAGAAGAAAACAGTACTTGAACAGGCTCTTTTAGAGGCACAAGACTTAGAGGAGGCTGTAAAATCCAATGCAAAAGAAATACTTGCTGCAACAATGAAGCAAGAAATTGAAGAATTAGTTAAAGAATCTCTCACCGAACAAGAGGAGATTGACTTTGACGATGAAAAAGAAGACCTAGAAGATGAGGTAAGCGTAGATGAATTACCTGATGAAGAAGAAGCAATGGTGTCTATGGATATAGATACGGATGAACCACTCGACCTAACTCAAGCTTCCGATGAAGAAGTTCTTAAAGTTTTTAAAGCTATGGGAGCGGAAGACGGAATTGTCGTGAGACAAGATGAAGATTTTATTGAAATTGAAGACCAGGAAGCTGGAACTGAATATAAAATTGAGTTAGCCGAGAATAAACTTAAGAACTACCCTTTAATTAAAGAAGAGGTAGACGATGAAAATTTTGAAGAAATGAATGTAGACTTAGAATCCGAAGAAAATCAACCTTCTGACTTAGAGGAAGCTCTTTATGAAATCGAACTGGATGACGAAGAACTAGATGAACATCAATCTTTTTCAAGTCGTAGACATGAAAGAGAAGGAATGGATAAACATTGGGGAGATACTCCTGATGATTTAAAAACACATTTAGGTCATTCCGACCAAGGTTATGATGATAGAGAAGATGAATCTTTAGGAATGTTACACCGTGAAAGTCAAAAATACGGTGGAAACAAAGGAGACGAATCTATGAGTAAACGAGATTTTTCTGAACGCCAAAAGTATGGTGGTAATAAGGGGGACGAGTCTATGAGTAGACGAGATTTTTCTGAACGCCAAAAGTATGGAGGCAATAAAGGAGAT